CATAGATCTACTTGCTCACGCCATTCCCTCGACGCTTTAGTACGACCTTCTAACAGTACTCTATCCCAACCAAATACTGCTGATACTGCGTCCTTAAGAGTTCCTGCAAAACTTTCTCTACGAAACCCATGCACATTCACTAGATAATCAGCTACAGTATCTTTGCCGCTGCCTATTAATCCTGAAATTCCAATAATCATATGTTGTCCTTTAGTATGGATGATGACATTAAGTACCACCCTGGGCGGTAAGATCCTAACTGTATAAATCCTAAATCTGTATAAAATTTAGGAATTTCTGTTGTAATTATAATTGTTCTATCACGACTGCTAGCAAATTCTACTGCTTTTGCAGTTATTTGTTTACCGAGACCTTGATTTCTATAATCAGGATCAACACATACCCAAGTCAAATCGTAAAAGTATTGTAAACTTGACTCGCTAACTATACCGAACCCAACTATCTTTTCTTGATCTTTTGCCAGTATGTAAAACTTGGGGTTCTCAATTAGATTAATTAGATATGTTATTTTCTCTATTTCAATCAAATGTTCTACATTTTTAGATATTAGAGAAGGCATTTCCCCAGCAGATTTGTATAAGAATGAACGTTTCAACAGTTCACTTACACTACTTTGATTAGTTAGTTCATTGACAATTTCTATAGAAATCATTCTGAAATAGTTACCCTAGATCTTGCATTAATTTCCGTGAATATAACATCTTTAATTGTTGGTAATGCTTGTTTAGGCTGTGTTTTTAACCATTTTTCATAATCCCAATGTGAATTAAATCCGCGTATGATTGCTGCTCGTTCGACATATTGTGTAGATGTTAATCCTAACTTCCTAGCTGTAGAAGTCAACGCAGGTTCATCATTATAGTATTTTTGATTGTGGTGCTTACGACATAATCTGTTGTATAATGGCCCGTTAGTTTTTTTAGATATAGTGCAAATAACTTTTGGCTCAGAGCAGCCTTCATGCTCACATTTGGGCCTAAAACTCTTTTCAGGAACATATGGGTTATATTTTGGGCTGGTAGATTTAAGATTAATCATCTAATTTCTGTTATATTCAAATGTTTAAAGGTGGCTTGCAGCATGTCAATTTGACGTTTACAATCTTCCAATGCATGATGACTAGTAAGTGGTTTTGGCAAACCAGGATAAAGTGAATAGATAGATCTAGCATCACGTATTTTATAATATTGCCACGGTTGTTTTTTGTCTTTAGAACGATAAGCATGTTCTAAAATATTAATATCATAAGTTGGGCCATTTGCCCAAATAAAATCATGTTGCCATGAAATTTTATAAAGTCCATCTAGAGCATCTTCTAAAGAAATACGATTATTTTCGTTAAATGCTTCTTCCTGTGCTTCTTTTTGTGTTGCCCACCATGCAATTGTTTCGTCATTTATTGCACGATCTTCTTGACTTTCTAATGTTACTCGAGCATAAAAGAATCTATTATCGTAGTAACCAGTGTCAAAGGGATTAAATGACTGTGCAGCAATAGTCAAAATAGTAGCATCTGGCGTTGTAGCCAGGCCTTCGATATCCACCATAAGATGACTTGACATTTATTAGTATCTCGTATTGTTCATAACACTATTATAGCAGAGTAGCACAGGTTAGTCAAGCAAAAAAGTCTTCAAAAAGTTCTTCTCGAGTTTTATCACATCGCATACCCTTAATACCATTTTCGCTTAGACTAATAACACGCAGATTGGTATAATGTCCGATAATATATGGTGGTATGCAATCACGAAAACCCTGTTGTATTGAATAGATATGATCCAGGGCATTATGCGAACGATTTAATCTCGTAGGATTTATTTCATCAAAATGTGTCTTCCAACTTTCTTCAGTAAAACGCCATACTGCTTCATAATAGATCCGGCGATCTGATCTTTCTTCACGACGAGTGCAACCTCGATCTACAGCTTTCTGGTAGATTTTTTCTTTCACTTCTTTAAGTTTACTGGGATTATCTACTCCGTATTTTTCAAGCCAGGTTTCTTTTGCTTTTACAGCATACGCCTTTGGATCTCTATCGCGGTCTTCCCAGGGTTTATGATCACCTGATGTGAACCCAGTAGTAAAATTTTTGTTAGCTTCTTTCGATTTATCAGGATCTTTATTGCGCCAATGGCCAGTACCTTTAGTAGACTCACTTAACTTTTTTGCTACAATCTTTCTAGATGCTTTGACAGATGCGTATGTGAGATAACGATTATCAAACCAGTTGACTTCCTTTCCTGTTTCTGGACACTTGGGTATTTCCCAAATATCATTTAAAATGTGCCATACTCTCTGCTTAGGTTTAGCAGTATCTGGCAAGAAAGATGTTAACTCTAATGCCTCGCTCCATAAATCAGGATGTCGTAGGTATAGGTATTTAACAGCACGTTTCTTGTAGGTTGTATCAGTATCTATTATTTCTATTAATTGTTGTCTTAAGGTCATAACATTATTTATGTTAGCCTATCATCCAAGTAATATTCTAACCAATCATCCTATAATCCAGGTCAACGGAGCCGAACCATCTACATAATCTGTTAGGTCTTTAAGACATTGTGCCATTAGTTCTTTGGCATCGGCCTTCATTGCAGCACCATTTAGTGTGGTTCCGCCTTGCGGGCCGGCAATAGTACCAAATTTTTCTCGTGCGTCGCCAATAATCATCTTACAATTGGCGTACATATAATTACGTATCCATTGGCGAATTTGATAATCACTGAGTAAATTTACTTCAGGTTTTAAGTTATAAGTCCATAACAATACATTCTCGCCCGACCCCTTGGGATCGCGTATTAATTGGAGTTTTTTGGTAACTGGATTCCAAGTATAATTCATATACGCACCAAACATGCGTCCAGCTAACTCAATATATTGAGAGTAAAAATCATATGTAGCTAACCCACCAGATACGTTAAAGTTCATCAAATATACATTTAACGAAGCTTGACTAAATGGGTCAAAATTGCTGGCATTCGGGCCGGATGAATCACCAAAAGTTCTACGGAAAATCTGTCTTACTTGTATAACTTCGTCTGGCAAATCATAGATGTTTACGTTAGTAACCAGTTCCATAAACGTATAACTTTCTTCATAGGCATTTTGTGCTCGTTGACGATAAGTTCCGATACTGTTGCGATATGCCGACTCATAATGACTAGCATCCAGCTCTATATCGATGATATCATCGCCTAATTGAAGCCTAACGTATTCGATTAGATCTTGTTTAAGTGTTTCTAAAGTAGATTGTGATTGCTCTGCCATATGGACTCCGTGTCCATATATTTAGCAGATTTACCAAGCCTTCAAGATAACCAAGTTGTCATTGCTACGCCCTGTATATTTAATTTCAGTAGATTTAATATCCTTAAACGCCTTACGAGCAGCAGGTTTACCCACACTCATAATAGCTTTAATCTGCTCTTTAGGTTTGCGTAGAGTTTTTTGTACAGTTGCTAGAGCATCAAATGCCAACAATGATGAACCTTTAATAGTAAATGTACCTGCATGTGTATCTGCTACCACATAAATTAGCTTACGTTTAGTTGTGTCATAAAGGAAAGCTTCAGAAGCACCTACTAAACTTACAGGGGACAAAGATTTAAGCCCAAGTTCGACAAATTCTTTAAGATATTTAAACTTTAACGCTACTTTTTCAGGACTAACTGCCTTTTTAGCGCGGGGTTTACGTTCTACTTTCTTAAGTGAAATGTAAGATTGGCAGTCTGCCAGCACAGTTTCACAAAATTTCACACAGCTTTTCAACTGAGGTTTAGTAAGATGGCTAAAGCCTTCTACAAGTTGTGGATCTTTTCCCTCTAATACTTCTTCAAGTTCTGCTAGTCGCAACTTCCATACAGCAGTAATATTAGGAATCATTTGTGTAGAAATATTCATGCCACGAATTAGCGCAATAGGCTTGAAATTCGCTGACATTTTGGCATCAGCTTGGATAAAATCATCATACATGCCTTCAAGTTCAGCGGCACATTCACTTGCTTTTTCACGTAAATGATCTTGAATAGTTAGCTTTTGTTGAGCTGTTTCTTCAGAGGTAGCTGCAACTTTTTGTTCTTCTTGCTTGCTAGCCAATAATTCAGTTAAGTGATCATCTAGTACAGATTGTTCAATTTCTGTGAGAATTAATCCCATAACTGACATTCTACAAATCCATCCTGTAGTGGGTTTAACGCGGTTATCTGAAATACCTCGGATTAGCTTTGCTTCTTTAGCTTTTTGATTTATTTCAAAATATTGAATAATCATATCCCTAGCTTCTTTACGGCCATAAGAATAATTATACCAATTGAATGCTTTTGTTAATGTGCTAACACGAGTTTCGTCGGAAGGTTGTGTAGGCCATTCGGGTTCTGAGCCAATAAATTTAGCATCTTCGCCGCGTGGGACAAGTCGTTTGATTGTAGTTTGTATTTTTGCCATAGTGTTAATAGTATAGTGGTTAAATTAAAAAAAGTCAACCTAACAGCATCGCAAAAATTATTTGATGCTCTAGGTTGTCTAACAATTTAGTAGCTTCAACTAATAAATCCTTGTATTTTGTTGTTTCTTTTTTAAGACGTCTGCATTCTACAGATTCTCTGCTAATTTCGGTAATTACTTTATC